TTAGTGTTGCCGGATCGCCTTTTCTTCGTACATCTATATGACATATAATTGGGTCGTTTATTGCTTCGTTATTGATTAAAAAATCTTCAACTGCAGTAAACACCTCAAGATTCGAATGACCCTTTAATGTTCCTATATTATATATCCCTTCAATATCTTTGTCAATAGCTAAAACATGAGCATCGGCTATATCTGTTACATGGATATAATCTCTAACACAAGTACCATCTCGTGTAAGAAAGTCTGCGCCATTAATAGTAAAATCATTACCTTGTAAAGCGGCTTCAAACAATTTCGCAAATATATGTGTGGCGTCGGGTTCTTGCCCATGTACCCCACCTTCAACTGCGCCACATGCATTAAAATATCTATATGACACATACTTCAATCCGTATGCAACTTTAAATCTCTCTAACATCATTTCTGTCATTAGTTTAGATTCACCATATGGAGATATTGGTTTAGTTTCAGAAGCCTCAGTCAATATCATACCTATCGGCTCACCATAAACTGCAGCACTGCTACTAAAAACAAACTTAATATTAGGTGCCCACCGACGTATGTGATCTAAATACTTCAATGTTTTTGCCACATTATTATCAAAATATTCTGAAGGATTCTCTACACTCGGTCCTACTAAACTTGTTCCTGCACAATGTATAACAGCAACAGGGTTGCGCTCAAGGTGCTCCAATGAAAACGGGTGTGTAAAACATTCATTGACAAATTGATCTACATAATATTCCATATGCTTGTGTAGTTTTCTTCTGTCAATACCCACTACTTTATAACCATGTTCTTTTAATGCAATACATGTAGCGCCACCGATATAACCGGCAGCACCTGTTACTATAACAGTATTAGTATTTTGATTCTGAGACATTGTTTCTATAATCCTTAGTATTACGATACCATTTCTCAGATCCATCAATCATAATGTCAATACATCTGTCAATAGTTCCAGTAGTCCAATTAGATAATTGTCCCATTTTCTTTCTTGGTTTAACTAATAAATTATCTAGTTTATTTTTAACATCTTCCATAGACCAAGGAATATATAAACATTCCGCGTCATTAGCAAATGACTCAGGGAAAGATCTATAGGCGGGATACAAACAATTTGTACCAAGTGCATCTGCTTCTGATGCTGTGTTACTTACCCAATCTTGTAAAGCGCAATTAAACAATACTCGAGAATCTGCCAACAATTCATAATATTCATTCTTTTTAAGATTTTCATAGATCTTAAAATTAGAAGTCTTTTCTAATTCCCTTGCGCGATCTAAATACTTTTGATCGTTACTACGTAATGGACCGCCCGATAAAACAGCAAACTCCACATCTCGATTATACTTACCATAGTCCTCAACTAGATCCATAAAGAATCCTGGTTGCTTTTCCTGATCGAATCTAGCAGCAAACACCACTCGCTTTTTACGAGTAATGAATGGTTTAATTTCAGCAATACGACTTTGTACTTCATCTTTATCAAATGCTAATCCGGAGATATTATAGATTGGTGCTTTCCAACCTGCGATCCTCATATGTGCAACCATCTCTTCATTCGATGCAAGAATACCTGTTACCCAAGTATCACACATTTTTTCATAATGCCCCATCCATTCCTGCATATCCCATACATGAAGGAAATCATCTGGGTCTATTGTCTGTGCAAGACAACGAACATAAATCTCAGGTTGATATTCCCAAGGTAATTGATCCACAATGTAGGGAATTGCTTCAATGCCGGGCGTAAACATATCCTCAAAGAAAATAGTATCGTTCCAGGTAATCTCACCCGACTTCATTTTCTTAACAAGATTAGCCATCTGCGTTAAAGAATAATAACTACGACCATGTGCATCAAGCACCTGACCTGTTACGATAGATTTGGAATCGTCAAGAATATCACCGTGTATAATTTCATAATCAATTCCTCTGCGTTTAAATGCCGCTTCACTCCATTGCTGAAGTTGTAAAGTATATCGACCTTCATAAGGCTCTAAACCCATATAATATAACTTACTCATTATCTTTCCTCAAAAACAAGTCTGCATCCATTCTCACCATCTTCTGATACTTCTATAGTATAACATCTTGAAGGCCATTGCTCAAGACATCTGGCATACAATTCTCTTGCTATCATTTCGCATGATTTATAATCTAATTGTAATGTGCCATCAGAATACCATCGTTCCATAATACGCTTTGCCTGAATAAATTCAACATCTCTGTTATCATGAAACACTTCCATTTCAACTTTAAAATGAAAAATATGCCTATGAGGCGTACCTAAAAAGGAAACATCTAACCAATCACCTGTAGCTAACTTGGGGTCAGTTGCAGCTGCAGGATACTTATGGATACCTTCTTTACGAAAGGTTACCCATATATAACTTTTATTTAGTGTAAACATACTCATCCAAATAACTCCTCAAGTGAAGATGGAGCCACAGCATTGACTGGCTCCGAATCCATAAATTTACCGACATGCTTTTCCCAATAAAGAAAATCCTCGTTTGTCTTTACATCAAATAATGTAGAGTATTCGTTTTCACAACCTTTGTCTCTGCAGAATCTTAAGAAATTTTCTTTTGAATTCATTAGTTCAGAAACATCCATTGTAAAGTTATGCACATTAGTTAAAATAAATGCCAGTCTTGCTTTCATTACATCAATGAATTTGCCACCTTGTTCTAAATATAGACCAACCGCAATATTCATTAACTTGTGATATTCCTCGGGCGTATATTCTGTGCCACATACAGAATTAATCTCACTAACAACTGTTCTATAAATGTTAGAATATTCTCTTCCCATTTTTACTGAAGAACCGCCATAATCACCTGGGCTATTTTTCTTACAGTGTGAGAAGTAAAACAATCCATTGTCCAATGACATAGAATGTGTTGTAGAATCATACGAGATATCTACACCATCATATAGACCAGTTTGACTAAATAGCAAATAAGGTAAAATACGTTTAAGTGCACCTACACCTAAGACGTGCAAATGAAATGGTCTTTCGAATGGAACAGAATTAACATAAAATGCCCGTTTAACATCTTCAAGTGGTCCCATACCTAATGCAGCTGATCCCATGGCAACACCACCAATACGATGATGTAGTTCCTTAGGTATTTCAGCTAACATACATTCTGCCCATTTAGCATAAGTATCTGCACCCGACCCTTGCAAAATAGCAAATGGTTTACACTTACTCTTTAATGAATCGAATTTTAAAATTTGATCTTTAACATTCCTGCCTGTTGCTCTCGCATAAGACTCAAAATTTTCCATGTCAACATATCTACGCTTAGTATCAATCTTTGCTGATACACCACTAGCAGATGTAGATTTTACCGGAATCTCATCAAACGCCATACCAATGTCAGCATATGTGCCTTGATTCTCATATACTTTGTTTCTTGTTTCTGGAGTATTTTGTAATCCTCGAGTAATAATTTGCAATCCTCCAGAGTCAGCATGAATATTTTTAATTGCTGGTCTAAACTTTTGTAACTTATTACCAAAGTTCTTTTCTGTAAATCCATTATACAATAATGAGAATTGGTGATTATTTTTATTATGGACAGTCTTATTGATTAGATCAATAATCATTTGTAATGTCTCCGGATCATTACATTGTTCTGCACCAAGTCTGAGATATGCTGGACCTGATATTACATATTCTAAAATTTTACTCATGCGAATAAGCTTTCTAAAGTATCTGTTTCTTTTTCAGATGGTACGAAGGTTGGGTCTTTTGCCAAGTATGTGTCTTTGTCTGTATAAATTATATTATACTTTGACTTATTTGTCAATACACTTTTGACATCATCTATTGCTAAGAATGACCTATTTAGTATGCGAACAAAGTCAATATATTTGATTTCGGAATATTCATTTATTTTTGCAGAATCTGATTTTGATGTAACCGAAGGTGTATATGATTCTACAAAATCCTTCCAATATTTTGCTGTGCCTGAATCCAAATCTTTAATATATTGTAGTGCACCATTACCATACCATTTTTCAGGTTTCATTCCATAAACAGCCTTAATAGCTTCACCTGCTTCTGATACTGGTTTTCTAATATAATATTTTTTATCAAAGTTTGTTACCCATTCCGATTTGTCAATAACAACACATGGCATATGACCAAGACATTCAAAGAATGTAAATGGATAATTCTCTCTTAAGGAAGGATTAAAATGAACTTTTGCAGATTTAATGAAGTCTACTTTTTCGTCACCAACAACTCCTGACTTAATTTCATAATTAGTAATTTCTAATTCTGCGAGACGAGCTTCGAATTTTTTCTTACCATTACTATTGGTAATAATTTTTGCAGGCAATCCTGTTTCTTTTATAATTTTAAGAAATGCTTCAGGATTTTTTCTATCTTCCCAACGACCAATATAAAGAACACCCTCTCTTGTTCCATTATTTTCTACAAGGAGACCTCGTTCAGACATAGGCATAGGTAATTTTTTAACATTGATTCCCCCGTTACCTGAGATTTCATTCACGTTACGATCAGACTGTGTACCAATATAACAATTTTCAAGATTCATTAAATTATTAAAAAACTCATTGCAACTTTCACTAAACACACCTTTGAATTTTCTAGTGTCACGGAACACCATACTTTCCTCATGTGTGTAGAATACAACTGGGATATATTTGTTTAGATCAAAAGATAAAGCAGCAGGCATTGCTTCTAATGAATTACATACTATCATATCATATAGATTAGTATTAAATGCTTTCATTATAGCATTTCTAAAATTGAGCATCTTCTCAAAATTAATAGAATCAGTAAATGCAAATGTGCCGGTATGATTCTTATATGACATAGGCGCATCCGAAGTGATTATGTTGGCACCTAAAGACTCAACCAGTGCACCAAAATCGTTACTAGACGCCTTATCTAAGATTAAATCAACTTTCCAATTTAAGTCTTTAGCCATCTCAGTAAAGCCTTTAGCAAATTGCCCTATGCCTCCGTGAGGTACAAGATGTTGATCACTAATACAAAAAGCAATACGCTTACTATAAGTTTTCATACTTTATCCTTTAGCATCATTTTACGACCCTCGACTCCTACTAACATATCAAACACTTCAATTACTCTTTGCAACATAGCACAATTCAACATTAGTAAATCTCTACGGTCATCGCACATCATAATTTGTTGATCTATAGGTTCCATCAATTCCGCCATTCTTTTTGGCACATTTATGTTATCCATTTATTCACCCAATATTTTAATTAGATGTTTAGTCTGATGCATAGCATCATCTAAAGCATTATGATATGTTCCTTCTCTTGCATCTGCAGGTACCCAATGAAATAATGCTTTAACTGTGCGATAGCAACGATCATCCCAACATTTCCATGGAGGTTCTCTATCAGTGTTAAAATACGCATTTGCTAGAATTGTATTATCAAATACTGCACCGTTGCCCCATACAGGTAGGCTCTTAGGTCCGAACCATTCCTCGAACTCATCCAGCGCTTGTTTTAATGGGATATTGTTGCGAGTAAGTTCCCGCAGTGCTTCTTTATTTTGTTCGGACCACCATTTGACTGTCTCTTTTGAGATATGCATTCCTGCATCTTTACAAGTTTTAATGTCCACCGTACAATAAAAAGTATCTAGTATTTCTTTACCTTCAAATTTTACTGCACCTATTGAGCAAATAGCAGCATTGGATCTTGTTGACATTGTTTCTAAGTCAACCATAATATTAACTGTCATTACTTACCACACATTCTTGCAATACTTAAAAATTCATTCCTCGCGGATGCATCTGTTTTAAATCCTCCACCGAGACGAACTGTAACTGTAGATGATCCTGTATCCTCAACCCCTCTAGACTTAACACAGTAATGTTGAGCATCAATCATAACAGCAACATCTTCAGTATCAAGAATAAATTGAAGTGTATGAAAAATCTGCTCTGTTAGGCGTTCTTGAATTTGCGGACGCTTACTAAAATATTCTACAATACGATTAATCTTGGATAGTCCGAGAACTCTTTCTTTCGGAACATATGCCACAGTAGCAACACCGTCAATGACCACAAAATGATGCTCGCAATTACTTTGAACATTGACATTTCTTTCTACAACCATTTCGTTGTAGTTCATTTTATTGTTTACTGTTGTGCATTTAGGAAATGCATCATAGTCTAATCCCCAGAAAATTTCATTAACATACATCTTAGCAACACGTTTCGGTGTTTCTATTAGACTATCATCTGTTAAATCTAATCCAAGTATTCCCATGATATCCTGGAACTTTTCCTCGATCATTGCAATTTTTAATTTGCGATCAATACCGTTATCTCTGCGAGGAGTTTCAACCCCCATTTTAAATAGATGTTCGTGTACCTGTTGACCTAACTCAGGGTCAGTTTTTGTTTTGTTGTATGACATTTTTGAATCCTTCCTTACACGGATATGATAATTGAATTTTGTTACCTTTGTGTAACATTATTATTTATGCCTTTGCTTTAGCCTCAGCACGAGTATTTTTCTCTTCGGTAATCTCATTTCTACGAGCCTTAACCGCTTTGGATAATTCCGCTAAAGCTTTGCGAGCACGTGTTCCTGCAGCACTATTGCCTTTGGTAAATTTTTCATTCTCAGCCTCATATGCCGCTAAGCTTGTTTTGATATCGTTATGTGCGTTCATATTATTTCCTTTTTGTTAATGTTTTCATTTATGTTCCCCATTCGTTTTTAAATAATGGTACCTGCAGCCTGTCCGAATATCTCCAACCCTTCTGCATTGCTAACTCAGCAACTTTTCTGTTGTTCATGCTGTATACACGCTCAACCCCTCCGCAAGGCATAAGATACACAGGACCTTTAAAACCTTTTTTACGATATTCATTTACTGCTTGTTCTGCTTCTTCTGCATCTTCTTTAGTTGCTATCACAAACTTCAAATAAGTAAACCCAGTATTATAATATTGTTGAACAACATCGGGGCAAATAGCGTCGTCCCAATTCTCACCACTGATGCTTAGTTTAGGGCTAACACTAAATGTCAGACAATTTAGGAAACGATGTTTCTTCCATTCATGTAAAAAGCTAACTAATTCCGGCTCTATCTTTTGAGTGCCATTAGTTTCAAATGTTAGTTCCTGTAACCCTCTCATATTGTCATGAGATAACAAGTCTATATAAGCACGTTGCCAACCTAATAACGGTTCGCCACCTGTAATAACCAAATGCTCATCTTTCCAATGCTTCGCAGGAAGTAAATCGGTAATAGTATCAACAATAGTATTGGTGTCGAGAACAGGACTGAGATGTTTGAAGCGTGGATCCCAACTCGCATAGCTATCACATCCAGTAGATACAAGTGGTAATGATTTATAAGATTTAAACTTTTCTCCGTCCACCGCAAAACGCTCAACACTTTTTTCTCCTTTGGACATTCCAAAGCCATCACATTTAAAGTTGCAACCGAATGTTCTCAAAAAAACAGAGGGTACACCCATATAACGACCCTCGCCCTGTATACTATAAAATAGTTCAGATATTTTTAGCTTGCTCATATATTGTAGACCATTTCCTAAGTTTATCAAATTTTCTATGTTGTGCTTCTTTGACTTGTAGATAATCTACAATACCATTATCGTAGCATAGTTCAATCATTGCTATAAGATCACCAATTTCTTCAGTCAATCTTTGTCGATTGGTTGCACCATTATATTCACCATCTATTCCAAAGCGCAAACATTTTGAAATTGCTTGTGTTACTTCTGCACATTCTTCCTGAAGAATAAACATAACTTCTTTTTTAGAATCATTCATAATATAAAGTATTTAGTTGTTAGTATAGTCTATTATATTATATTTAGTCAATCATGTCAATAAAAGAATTATCTTTTTCTACCAATTTCTTTTTTCTTGTTTTCGTTTCTGAGGGGGTTTCCCGTCTTTCGGGATCTATATTGTCCAATTGTTTTTTCAAATAATCTACAAGTTGTCTACTTGATTCCGAATCATCACTATTTTGGATAATTGAATCTAAGTCTAAATTCTCAATAATTTTATATTTAGTTGCCTGATGCTTTTTCTCTTTTTGGATTCTACGGATAAAGGCAAAGTAAATAATTTGAGTATAATATGCAAACGGATTAGATGATTTTGCTGGGTCAAATTTTGTGGCAGCTGTCAAACAATTTTCGATGCCATCGGAAACCATGTCATCTTTAAATGTGTAATTAATAAAATTTGATTTATATGATAAATGCGTAGCAATTTTAATAAAGCATTCGCCTATATACCTTGGTACTTGGGGAATCTGTTCATTCTTTTCTTTTGCAGCATCTATACTAGTTTTATAGTCTATAAGTGCAGCTAAGAATTTTTTATTATCTACGTAATGGGAGGTTTGAGGAATCTCAGTGGAGTCTTTTTGTATTTCTACCGACTCGACCGACAATAATTCCTTCTCCGTATTCTTCGGTTTCTTTGTCTTCATTTGTTTCATCTCCTAATCTATTTAAAAATTCTTCAATCGTTTCTTCACCTGTTTCAATAACATCCTCATCATCGTCCGGAATAAGTAAGTCTTCTTCCTCGTCCCGTTCAGATAGATAAGTTAAATAATTATTTTTTAAATTTTCTTTTATGTTTATTACAAGCACAATTTGACTTGTTGGAATTGTATAAACTTCTTCTCCAGAAAAACTAAATAATGGATACATAATATACGATTCCACTATACCTCTAGAAGAAGGCATACGTATTGCAGATAGAATAACTGGTTGTGTTACTTGTATAATCTTTCTATCGTAAATATCCTCACAATTATCTGTTGTCATACAAATGATATTATCACCTGAAGATAATTTTAAATATTTGTAGTAAAGATCTTCCATTATATTTTTACCTTTACTAATTTGTAGTTGAAATGCTCATCATTGTATATTTTAATCCGTTCAACCATATGGAGTAAAGTATAATTCTTTTTACTTTTCCATGTTAGATCATCCGCAATATCATAAAGGTTACATGATGTTTTAGTTTCGCTTGTTCTCAAACCTCTTCCTATAGATTGTAAATTTCTAATTCTAGATTTTGACGGAGATGCAAAAATAATATTATGTAGATTTTTAATATTTATTCCTGTAGAGAATGTTCCATAGCTAGCAACAATAATAGCATCAGGTTCTAATTCTGTAATTCTACGGATATCCTCTCGTTGTTCCGTATCTGTTCCACCGAATACAAAAAAGACTTTTCTATTTTCAGCTTTTTCTTTAATCATCTCATATAATGGTTTGCCGTGCTTTTCAACATATTGGAATAATACTAAAGTATTACCTGTCTGTTTTAAGGCAAGATTGCGTATAAATTTATTTCTTGGTTCATGCTGAACTATAAAATCCATCTCATCTTGATATGACTTACCCTTTGTTCCTTTTCTCAATTCGTCGCTGTATTCTAATATTATATTATAAATCTCAAGATTTGCCAACTGGTTATCCGAAATAAGTTTCTTGGTGGTGGTAACTTTATACACCGCACCAAATAGTCCTTCAAGAACTAACTTATGTGTTTTGGTTCCATCCAATGTTCCAGTAGTACCAATTCTATAGGGCGATGTAGTACATTTATTTAGAATACTTGTTAAAGACTTAGCTTTAAAATTATGTGCCTCGTCCCCATAAATTACTTTAAAATCTTTAAAGAAAGGTTTAGGTAGTTTATATAACGATTGCCATGTACTAATAACAACATCATATTCATTGGATTTTTCGTGACCTCCGTAAATACGATGGCAATGCTCAGATGTTTTCCAATTATTCAAACAAGAATAATCTTGGAAATCCGAATACATTTGTTCCACGAGTGAGGTTGTTGGTACAAGGATTAATTGTCGTCTACTATATCTTTCGTGCCAACGAATAAGACAATAGATTATAAGGGATTTTCCTGAACCAGTGGGAGATAGTAAAAGACGTCTTCCATCTTTAATAGATTGAAAAACTGCATCTACTTGGTAATCTCGAATTTCTATAGGCTTTCCCTTTGAGCCTATATTTAAATCTTCACAAAATTTTCTAACAATATCGTAAGTTACGGCATCGCATTCCTGTACATAATTACTGTAATCTATAGTATAATCTCTTTCGTCACAGAATCTTTCTAGATATTCTTTTAATCCAACATACAGTTCCTGCGTGAACATAGAATATAGACGAACTTTGCCGTCCCACATACGAGACTTATAGAGGGGATGAAACTTTGCTCCGGGTACATCAAATGAAAAATGATCATTTAATTCCTGTCCAAGAGAAGGTTCACATTTTACTCTAAGATAAACTTCATCTTTTTTCGATAATACTATATCTGCCATTACATCATGCCATTAGTAAACTTCTGCCATTCAATAGCATTTTTAATATCCCAACCTCTACTATTGATGGAACGAATAATTTGTTCTAACTGATATAATACTGTTTTAAAATATTCTACTTTATCTTGCAGGATAACCAAATCTGCATCTACAGTTAAAAACTCATCCATTTCATTTTTAAGAGGTTTATTACCTTGCCATTGGCTCCAATTCTCCTCTTCTAATTCTGCTTGTGTCATCTCACCTCTATAATACCGATACTTTTTGCGTCGGCAATTTAAATAATCAGATTCAGTTTTACGAAGATTAAGGCGTGTAGAGGAAAGTAGATTCAAATATTTTGCATGAAGGTTAGGAGTTTTTATAGACTCCTGACCCAAATTCAATTCATTGATTTTACAATCCGCTTCCCAAGTATCTTGCAACTCAGTTAATTTCATAATATAATGCCTTCAATTAACCGACTTGGATAATTTGCTGAGGATTGCCTTGAAAGTTGAATGAACCATAGTGGTTCAAGCTGATAGATGGGTCAAGCCAAATTTCGCCGCCCATATCTTGCCATCTGCGTGAGAAGGTATAATCTTCAGACAAATAACGCTTGTCCTTCGGATCAATCATAGTATCAAAGAATGCATAGAAATGAGGATTCAACTCTGGGGGAGTATTTAAATCGTTGTTATACTTAAGCTCAGGATAATGTACAATCATTTTATCGATAACTTCACGCTTAATCATCATAAAGCCTGTAGCACCATCGTGTAACCGAATTAAACCATTCTCAATAGCAATTTGTTTAGTATCGCGATTTAAGAATTTAAAGTTGATAGCATAGTCACTACCGAAAGAAGCGATCTGTTGATCTGAATATCCTTCATCCTTCAGTCTAACTGACTCGCGAATACGCTGCCAATTTACACCCTTCTTAGGATAAGCACCAACTGCTACTTCCTTATTGTGTGCAATTAATTTAATTACATCCTCAACTTGGAATTCAATGTCTGCATCAATAAACATTAAGCGAGTAAAATCGCTTTGTAGGAAATAAGCAACAAGTACATTACGTGCTCTTGTTACTAATGATTCATTTGCAATAGTACCAAATGCCACGGGGATTTGATGTTGGTTACAGAATGTTAACAATCTAATTGTTGAGCGGAAATATGCTTCTGTCAACATTCCACCATAACAAGGGGTTGCTATGAAGAGTTTTTCTTTTCGCAAATCATCTAATTTAACTTCCAATTTATTTTCGTTTGGATTTGCTGGGGGTGTTAGTGTTGTTGGCACTTTAGGCAATGCAGGCACCTTTGGCAAAGCCATTGGTGTAATCTTCTTTTTTGTATTCATAATAACTCCAAGTTATATTATAAGGGTTCTACTTCGAAAATAGTATATTTGAACGATGCTATCGCTGTAAAATATTCTACACTTCCTGATGCTATATCAAAGTCCAAAGCGGACAACGATGTAGG